TATGGCGAAGATAAGGTTGTATTAAATTGCAGGTTGTATCCTGTTCCGGTTACTCTAACTCATCTTTTTTAAAATAATATGGTAAGAACAATACCAATTCCCCAGTCGAAACAACGGCTTGCGCTTGTGATATGGGCATGTCCGACCTACCGGGTACATCCCAAATACTTGGTAAGAAAAAGTTGTAATCAACCTACGATTTTATTGAGTTCACGATTTGTTCGGAATATATTCCTACAACCTAGCATGGTATTTTAGGAATGTGGTCCTATTTTAGGATTATATTCCTAAAAATTCACGGTATGAGTGTCCCGATGCGAAAATAAAATCCTAGGTTGTAGGATTGTATTCCTAACTCGGGATAGGTCAGGGTCGGGACGCGCGGTTAATTTTTTGCTCACGTCACTCTAAATTCGCGGCCCATAATTAAATCCATATAAATATTTATTTCCAAATTCTCGCGCCCCGTTAATCTCGTTCAGTGAACGAGACTCAGAAGTTCATGTTTTGTTTCGCCACAATAGAAAAAAAAGCCCCCGGAACTCCCGAGGGCCAGTCAAGGGAGGAAACCTGTGAGACGAACGCTTACTTCTTACCACGTTTAGCGGGCTTGTCAACTTTATCATCGGCAACCGCTGTCTTATCTCCTTAAAGATGCCACAATTCAGTTCGCATCTACCACATAACACGAAAGGTTTCTTCATGTCTAAAGTTCCATCCTGGCAGAGATGGCCTCCAAATTGCTGTGAGACCTGCACCGGCCCCTGGTCGAAAACGGGGGAGTGGGAGGGCACGTGTGGAAAGTCTTCGTCGGTTAACTACGGGGATCGCACCGATGCCAGGTTTAGGTGTCAGGATTTCGAAAGGAGAGCCGATGTCTAAAGTTCCCTTCAGTCTCATGAGCACTGCAATCTTCGGCGGCTCCTACGATGAAGAGACGCAGGAGTTAGACCTCAGCTTCTCCTCCGGTCGGGTCTACACGCTCCACAATGTCCCCAAGGAAGTCGTGGAGGAGCTGCAGGATGCCCCGAGCGCGGGGAACTACTTCAGAGAGAGGATGAAAGGCCGGTACTGAAAGATCGGCGTTTCGAAGAAACGGAGATCACTGATGACAAAACGTCCGAGATCAACAAGTAATAAGAAACCTCCTGACACGTCGAGTGTGAAGAAAATGCCGGGTAGAGCAAGCGGAGTGACGGCTGACATGTCCAGCCCGAAGAATGTAATGAAGCAGCGGGCCAAGGCTCGCAAAGCGAGGTAAGATGACAATCGGAGAAGACAGAGTACGAACCAAGTTCAACCCGTCGAGTGATACGCTCGTAGATCAGATCAAGCAGAAGTCTGCTGAGTTGATTGATCTTTGCGAGGAAATCAAATTGAAAGACCCTCGATTAGTGGCGCTTGCGCAAACGCACTATGAAGACGCGGCCATGTGGGCCGTAAAGGCTGCGACGGCGACGTGATAGATATAGCTTCCTTAACTCCACTGGAGCAGGCGATCATTCGCCTGTCTCCCCAGATCAACCCGTACAACGCGCATAGGACACTCTTTGAGCACAGGCATCCGAACGAAACGCCGAATTTCCACTTTGATATCATCCGCGACTTACATGGAGCAAATAGACGACTTTTGTTTCTTGCTTTCCGCGGTGCAGCAAAGAGCACTCTTGCTGAAGAAGCCATCACGATCGGAGCTTGCTGGAGACGTTTTCGCAATCATATCATCATTGGAGAAAGCGCAACTCGTGCTTGCGAGCGTCTTGCGTCAGTTAAGCACGAACTCGATTTTAACCCGTACATCCGCGCCATCTTTGGGGACCTGCACGGACCCGTCTGGAACGAAGACAAAATCGTCCTCAACAACGGGGTCGTCATCCAAGCCTTCGGTCGGGGCCAATCCCTCAGAGGAACTAAGCACGATGACCAGCGGCCAGACTCTTGTCTCATCGATGACATCGAAGACGAAGAAAGCGTAAGCTCTCCAGAGCAGAGGAATAAGACCCACACGTGGTTGATGCGCACCCTTGTGCCTGCATTAGCGCCCGACGCCAAGGTCCATATCCTCGCCAACCTTCTCGATCCCGACTGTCTTGCGGCGCGGTTAGAGAAGGCCGGCGGCTGGACTGTGCATAAATACCCTTGGGAGTACATTGACGCAAGGGGGCAGCGTCGGGCGACATGGCCGTCGAGATTTCCGCTCGATCTTATTGATTTCCGCAAGGATGAGTTTCTCAAGGCGGGTATGTTGAATGAGTACATGCAGGAGTACATGGTTGAGGCGGTAGACCCATCCACACGTGTTTTCACACGTAGCATGTTCAAGATAGAGCCGATAGTTCGCACTTGGCACCCGACTTATGTGATGTACGATCCGGCGCGGACGGTTAAGGCGAGTTCAGCACACACAGGAAAGGTGGTGTTCTCATGGGTTGGAACGAAACTGATTGTGTGGGACGCTTCCGGGGAATTGTGGATGCCGGACAAGATCATCGAAGACATCTTCCAGATGTGGGAGGAGTACCAGCCAATCAAGATTGGGATCGAGAAGGAGGGGTTGGAGGAGTTTATCCTTCAGCCATTGCGGGCCGAGCAGACACGGAGGCAATGCATTATCCCTGTCGTAACTCTCCCTGCGCCTGTTGGCAAATTGGCCTTCATCCGATCGTTGCAACCCTTTTTCGTGAGCGGCGAGGTTACTTTTGCAAAAGAGCTGCCTACGTTGCAGCAGCAGTTATTAAGCTTTCCAACCGGTCGGATCGACGTGCCTAACGCCCTGGCTTATGCGTTGCGTATGAGACCTGGACTTGCTATCTATGACAACTTCGGTTTCAACAATGTGCAGGATGACTTGGATGTTCAACGCAACTCGACATGCTATCTTGCGGTTAATGCTACCCGACTCTATACGACTGGCATACTCTCCCAGTTGGTCGGGGGCACCGGGCGTGTTGTGGGGAGCTATGTATCGGAAGGGGAACCGGGGGCGTCTTTTCGAGACATTATTTCGAGCAGTCGCTTATTGGCCGGGGGAAAGGTTGTATGCTTTGCCCCGCAGGGGCATTGGGGAACCTACGACTCTATTGGTCTTCGATCTGCGGCATCACGGGAGGGCATACGACTCTCGATGGGAGGTGCAATTGACGTGGGTCGAGAAGAGACCCGTAAGCGGCTTGAGAGCCTTGCGCACGGCCAGCCTGCGCTGGTGGTATCGTCGGGGGCATCGTGGGCTTTGAACGCCTTTGCTGGGGGCTACGCGGCTTCTATCGTTAAGGGCGGCCCGGTCAGCGGGGCGGCCGAGGAGGGCGTTTACAAGGTCCTTATGGAGGGATTTGAGGCTTTTATGGCTGTTGCTGGCCATTCCCTGGGGACTGGCGATGAGCGGCCGAACTATGCTATAGATGGTGCTTCGGGTCGGCGGTACCTGACCGCGCGGCCTTCTATGAGCGTTGGACATGGCGAAACGAAAATCCAAGGATGACGTAAATTATACTGACCAAGCTAGCGACCCAAGTGAGCGTTGCGAAGGTTGTAAATATTTCATTAATGGTGAAGCTTGTGCCAAGGTCATGGGCACGATTGCGCCTGAAGGATGGTGCGAGGAGTGGGCTGAGAAGGAAGAAGTTAGGGATCGCAACCGCGAGTTGGGGGGTGAGGAGAAAATTCGAGATCAGGTTTTGAAGCTGGCCAAGCGAGTTGACAAAGCGTTCATGGACCAGTGGGAGCGGGGTAACGATCAGTGTGACTATTGGGACATTTACAACAGTGTTTTAGGTGTTAAGCAAGGTTACTCTGGCAACTCACAGATATTTGTTCCCATTGTAAAAGAAGCGATCGACGCTCGTCGAACTCGATTCGTAAATCAGATTTTCCCCCGGTCGCAACGAAATGTTGAGTGCATCACATCTGATGAGAAGCCCTACCATGTCATGGCTCTCTTGGAGCACTACATTCGCAAGACGCGGTTGCGCACGCAGATCATGCCGGCGTTGATGATCAATGGCGACGTGGAAGGGCAGTACAATCTTTATGTGGG